CTCGCGATACTTCACCGCATTGCTGGCGTCAGCCTCACTAATCACATGACGACCACCCGTCGTCATCCGACCCGTCTGACCGGCTGCCCCACTCCCGGAGGCATTGCTTCCCTCAAAACAGACGGCGAGGGCCTGGGACGTCTTAAATTCGCCTACCAACTCCGCCACACCCATCAGGTCGGTGGAGTTTTGCATGTTCGTGATCCGCGGCGTTCCATCCGCGTCCACCACCTCGATCTTGAAGCCACCCTGCCCGTCCGGCTTGACACGGGTACACGCCCGGACCTTGTCAAGCATGACATCCTGCCAGTCGGCAAGCACCTTGTGCGCGGCAAACGCCTTGCGTGCCTCCGACACCAGATGGCTCTGTCCGTGAGCCTGGATCGCCTTGTCTCGCTCGCCCATCAGCTTGGCGTTCTCCGCCTTGAGCGACTCCATCTGCTTGCGGTACTTGGTGTCGTACTGCTCTTCGATCGCCTTGACCTGCTGCTTGACCTTGTCGTCAAGATTCTCGGGATCTCCCAGGTCCTTCACCTTGGCGATGGCCGCCTTGGCCTCTTCCGGGTCCACTCCCTCGAACGCCGCCAGTTGTTCGGCCTTCTTCTGGTTCTTCGCCTTGAGGTCCGCCAGGACTTTTCGCAGGCCGGCCGTGTCCTCCAAAGAGAATGTCTTGCCGTCCACCGACACGCTTTCGACGTCCAGCACGTAGAGCCCATCGGACTCCACGTAGAACTCCTTTGCCGGTCCTGTGAGAGCTTCGAAATCCTTTTGTGCCAATACTGCCTTGAGCTTCATGTCTGTCCCCTATGAATCCATTCGTCGGCAAACTACTACATGCCTCTACGTAGAGGCAAGTACAAAATCACTTTTTTTCGTCGCCGACCGGTTGCCGCCCCTCGTATTCCAACTGAACGAGCTTGCCCCTGGACCGAAGGTAGCACTTCCGGCACGGATAGCGGTTCTCGCTGCCCTCTCCCACGTCCACAAACCCATGCCCGCCGCACCTACAGCGATAAGGATACCTGTCAATCGAGCGCCTCCAGTTCCTTGAGCGTCAGTACCCGCCCCCGGTCGTCCACGAAATCCCGAATGGCCACCTTGCCCGAGCGGAACAACTGCGCCTTGCCCTTGCCCAACACCAACTCCTGCGTCTGCCGGCTCTGGCCCTTGAGCCACTGGCCATACGTCACCTTGTCGGCCACCCTCCCATTCATCGCCGCCCGCTCGCTCGCCGGCATCTCCTTGAAGTCAAACCCCAACTCCTTCCACGACTTGCACACCGGCACCGTCGTACAGCGGCATCCGATGTGCTGGGGAGGTCTCGGCCCATCCATCAGGCCATACACCTGGCCATCGTAGGCCGCACACACCTCACACGTGTGACTGTCCAGCGTCGCTACCCACTGCACCGCCGCAATCACGTCGACATTGGCCCGATAGGTCGCCTGCCGAACGTTGTTCACCACGCCGGAAACGGAGGTCCGCACCACCGATTCAATTTCTCGTCTGGACCGAGCCAGAATCCCGTCGCGGTAGCGATTCTTCGCCGTCCCCCGAATCCGGCGCACGATCTCGTCGATCCCCTCGCCCTCCGCCACGCCGATCATGATCTGCCGGTTGACCTTGATCGCCTGGGCCTGCCCAAGCTCTTCGAACCACTCCCGGACCAGCCGGCCGTCAATCGGCCGGTTGACGACCATCTCCTTGATCGTCGGCACCGACAACGTCGTCAGGGCAATCTTCACCGGCAGCGACTTCTCGATCACCGCCGCATCCCACCGAGACTGCGACTTGCCCAACTCCAGCAGGTCCGGCTCCAGGTCCTTCCTCATACGTAGGTAACCGGCCGCCATGACGTCCTTCATGCTCTGCCGCATCAGACGAAGGCGGTTCTCGGTCAGCGTCTTGCCCGCGTACTTGGTGAGTTTTTCCAGCAGGTCCGGCTCGAGACTCCGGTTGAAAAACGAGATGATCTTTCGCACCTGCTCGGTCTTGTACTGCTCCAAGAGGACCGCGTGTCGTATGATCCGGTCGCGGACCACCTCGTTGACACTTTTCAGTTGTGCCAGATCAACCGGCATGCGCCACCCTTGCACGAAACAGGTCCGCCTCCAGCCGACTCGGCAGCATGATGTTCACCAGATCGTGCGTCAGGCCGACATGCCCGTTCCTTGCCGCCACGGACGCCAGTTGAGCCACGGCACGGTTGTGCTCCCGCACGATTGCCCTTGCCGCCTTGTCCACCTCTTTCCTGCTCGGCGCTTCAGTGCCCATTACCGCTCTCCGTATCTCGATCTTCGATCCCAATGCCGGCCGCGCGACCACGACCGCACGCCCGACCAGTACCCCAGCCGCCTCAGAACCACCACGGGCAGCGAAACCATCCTTGCCTGCCCCACCGGCCAGTACAGCGGCCGATAGAACCACGTGCCGTAGTACCAGCAACAACACCACCCAAACTTCATCCCCAACGCTTCGAGCAACCCGCCGTCTTCGTAGTCCAACGCTCCGCCTCCGCCCGATTACTCCTTCTCTTCTTCAGGCTCCGGTTCCGGCTCTTCCCTCCCGATCATGCCCAGGTCAGGCCCCTCTTCCTCGATCCGAGCCAATTCCTCGTCGATGTCGTGGTTTTCCGGCAGAAGGCCACGCAGCTTGACACCCTCCAGAATCGTTCGTCTGGACAGATCGCCCCGGTCTCGGAGCTTCTGGAGATTGTCCAGGTCCTGCGCCGATCGCGGCAGCAATCCGAAGTCGTCATAGATGTCAACCTTGAAGTCTTCCGCCAATGTTTCGCCGGTCCATTCCGCCGCCAGCCCAAATGCCTTCTCGAGGACAGCCTCTTCATCCCGCACCCACGATTGCAGGTCGCACTGGCCCTTGCCTTCGTCGATCGCCTTGCCCATCGCCGTCTCGTTGCCCCAGGACCGCACGGTCAACGGCCCCATGCCAACCGCATCCATCTGCTCTTCGAGGTGGCGAAGCTCATTCTCTCCGGCCGTCACCGCACTGCCGCTGTGCTCGATGATCTTCATGTCCGCGTCGGCGTTGGTCGTCCTGACCGCGTGATTCACCCCCCATACGATCCCCTGCTCCATCTCCTTTGCCGTCAGCCCCTTGAGGAAAATGACGCCCGAACGCGCGAACCGCAGGTTGTTCCGGTGGTCGCTCTGGCTCTGGTAGTGCGCCAGATTCATGTACGCCAGGTCGTCCATTGCCGGGGACGCACTCATGAACCCCGTCGGGTTGATATACAGAGTCACCAGGGCGATCTTCCCAAGCGTCATCGTGCCCTCTTGGACGACGTGCCAATCCCCCTTCTCTGCCTGCTCGTACACCTGGAAGGCGTCCAGCCCGATCACCCGAATGCGGCGCACCGCCTTGGCGTCCCACTGGCCGCTCGACCGATACACCGACTCACTGATCCGAATCTGCGTCAGCCGCGTCTCGCCGTTCACTTCTTCCGTCTGCCAGTTGATGAGCGAGATCGGATCGACCAGCACAAATCTCGGCCGCAGCCCAAGCTCGCGCTCCTCCCCAAGGCTCCCCGCCGTGTTCGGCGGATAGTCCACCAGGATATGACACAGCCCCCGGTTGATCCCGACTTTGAGCACTTCCCTGGCAAACGAATTGAGGCTCCGCCCCTGATCGTCGACTGCATTGGGCATCCCCGCCAGCTTCTCGGGCAAGTCCCCCACAATGTTCACGTTGCGAGCAAACGGACGCCGCGACAGCCCCAGCACCGTCTTCTTGTACCCGTTGTACAGCACGGACCTTGACAGCCTCGCCTCATACGCCTTGACCGTCTCGCCTTCTTCTCGCGGCAACCACTTCTCTCCCGCCGCCTTCATCGCCGCCGTGCCGCCCATCAGGTCGTCTACCAACTCCCACGTCGGCAACATGGCACTGTAAATGGGATGCACAGACTCGACTGTCGATTCCTGATTCGCCATAAGGTTTCCCTTGTCTAAAAGTGCCCGGACGGCTCTTGGACTTTATCTGCCAATGCAGACTTCCTTGATCCGGCAGTCAGCCGCGAAGCAGCGGCACCGACCGTCCGGGCCGCCGACGAAGACCCACCGCCAAATTCCGCCTCTGTCAGTAGTTCGGTCACATGGTCCGTCAAGGTCCCGCCCACCCATCGACGCCAGGCGTCCAGGTCCATCCACGCATCGTCGCTATCCCAATCCGCCGCATCCTCGGCCGGCAGGAACACCGGTTCTCCACCCAGCAATCTGCCGTAGCCGAGCAGCACCGGCTCCTTGGCCGGTGGATGCACAAATCGCTTGTGGATCGACCACGCAATCACTTCGCCGCCCTCTTCAGCAGGTACTCGAAGAACTTGTTGCTGAGGAATCGCCCGTCCTTGCCCACCCGCAGGGAATTGGCCGGATTGTTCGGGTCGATGATAAGAGAACCGGCAACAACGTAGTGCATATCCACGTCGTTCGGGTCACTGGTCACGAACACCGGGCCAACGTCAAGATAGTTACGGGCGCAAGATGTCGCTGACATCGCTATCATCATCAGAATGAGCAGCTTGGTGAATCGCCGCATCCCGCTCCTTCTGTTCCCGCTGTTGTTTCTCGTTGCGTGAGGCATACCACCTCCACACCGCCAGGGCCAGCACCAACGCCGTCGCTATGACCGACCCAATGGCCTTCATGGGGCTACTTCGTCGTCGTGGTCGTCGGCACATTGTCCTTGATGGACTGCGCCACCCCGGTCACCCCGGCCCGCAACGTGGTCAGGCCCATCCCCGCCGCGATCAGCCAGACCCACTCCGGCACCGTAAACCAGCCCATGCCCTCCGCGCAGCCAAGAACCAGCATGGCCGCCGCCACGATGTAGGTCTTCTTGCCATCGAGGAATGCGAGAATCTTCCTGAAATCCATTTCCAGACCCTTTCAAAGGCGATGCTTCTATCTATCCGCAATTAGAAGTCATCAGCAACTTACCCAAAGACGCCGCTGCCGCAAGCTTTTTTCTCGGCGCATAAAAAACCCCGACCTCTTAGTCGGGGCAATTTCTTCGGATGCCCCCGGCGGGCGAGACAATCAGCCTCATACCCGCCGGGGTCGGAGACTGCTTACTGGATTCGTATGCCTTTCCGGACAACGTGACCCGGTACATTATGATACGCCAGATACTCACGCAGCCTGCAATAGTCGGTGCCGGGCACAATCTCGTCGCCGGTCATGTTCGCAGCCTGTGCAATCTCGCACCTCATAATGTCCGCGATCTTGGCAGCGTCGTAGCTCACTATACGTCCGCAGACGCCGCCCTGCTCGAGCGCCCCGTACTTACGGTTGGTCGTTTCGATTCTCGTTCTCATTTTGATCTCCTTTCATCCGGCCCGCCGAGGCGGGCGACAACTGATAATTAAATCGTCGATTCTGTACGTAGTATATCAGTCCTATCACCTCGTGTCGAGAAAAAAATCCGCGAAAACCAAAATTATTTTAGGCCAAGTCGCCGCCAAATTAGATGGCTTGTGAACCGGCAACCGCCGGCTTTAGAACTGGCTAATGACGAATTCCGGCTCCGCCAGCGGGTGGACCTGGGCTACGTAGTAGCCAATCGCGTCCGAGAGGTGCGTGAGCGTCTTGTCGTTGGTCTTGTCGATCTCGCCGCTCTTGTCGTTCCACACGACACCGTCGAAGTCCATCACAGTATGCGGGCATTTCACCGGGTCCACAAGCAACCGAATCTTCCCGTCCGCTGCTTGAATCCGACTGTTCATCGCGTTCACCCGTACACGCTCTCTCGGATTCGTATGGGCATAGGCCAAGTAGAGCCGGCCGCCAAACACCGGTCGCAGTGCCTTCTCGATCAGTTCCCAATCGGAGCCCTCCACTTTGGCCGTCCCCCTCGCCCCGCCAGTGGCATCCCCGTAACACCAAACCTCATGCGGATGGTTGCCGTAGCGCTCGGCAATCTCCTGGCAGACCCGCTTGGTGTTGCTGTTGCTCGGTATCCATACCTCGTCGATGCATGCCGTCACCTCGCCGGCCACGTTCGGGGCGCTCCCCCTGTACGGCTGCTCCTGACAGATTGCACACACCCCCGGAGACACATTGAAGTCAAAGCACAAGATCAGCGGCAATTTGGGATCGTAGATCAGCCGTTCGCTGGCATGCGTCTCTTGGAAAAAACCATAATAGACCCGACCCTCGAACGCCACGAAGCTCGCATTGAACTCCTGGTCAAACGTCAGCGGGTCCATCTTCTTACGCATCTGGGCCAGGAATGCCTCGGCCTGCTCCCTGCCCAAATACAAATGCAATACTTCCGAAGCCTTCCAGTGGAAGTATCTCGCGCCCTTCAACTCGCCATTGAGGACCTGCTGCGTCAATCGGTAGTAGTGATTCCTGCCACAGGGCACGCCAATGATATCGATCCAGCCACCACGAACCAGCATTGGCATGATATGCTCATCGAGCACGTCCGGACGGCAGTCCGCGTATTCGTCAATCACCCCACCATCCCAATCGCCACCCTCGATGCGAGCCGGCTTATCCAGACCCGCTACTCTGATAATCGCTCCCTGCCACAACTTGATCGTCAACTCGCTCTCGCTGATGTCGATATCCGGTCGCTGCGTCCGCAACGCCCACCTCGGCACCATCGCCTTCAAGTCGGACCAAAAGATATCCTTGGCTTGCTGCTGCGTCGGCGCACAGGCGAAGAATCGACCGTTCGGGTATTTGCTGAACGCAATGGCCCTGGCCACTACCCGGCGCTTCGACGCCTCGGTTTTGAATGAACGTCTACCCGCCGGAACCACGTTGATCGTCGCCCGACTATGCAGGTAGGCGTACTGTCGCGAGTCCAGCTTGCACCGGGTCCATCTCGGCGTGAGGTAATCAGCCATTCTCGGGCTCAATCAGTTGGTGGCAATCGTGGACCTCGCGAATCATCCCGCGAACCAACTCGGTCGGTGACTCGCCGGCACCAAGATGATCTGCGCGTGACCCAAAGTCTTTCGGAAACTGCCTCTCCATAAGATGCAACAGAAGCTTGCCCGCCGTCTTCATGTCCCCCATGCGCTCGGCACGGTCGATGAACCGCAACAGCCGCGTGAGGTAATTCGCTTTTGTCACAGCCTTTGCGCGTACGCGAATGTCCCGCAAACCTTCACGGTCGCCATTGGCCCACGTGACCTTTGTGTTCCTGTCGAGCCAGTTCGCCAACTGCCGGTCACTGACGCCGACTCGGGCCGCAATCTCCCGGTCCGTCAGAAGGTCCACATCTCCCGACTTGATCCATTCCTCTTCCAGGGCTGCGGCGATTTCCACGGTCAGGGTGGGCGGCCTTCCTTGCCGCTTGGGCTGCGGCACCGGAATATCCCCGGCGTCGGCGTTGGCCTCGTACACCTCAAGCTCGGCAATCTCCCGTGCGGTCAGAGGGCGTCCCGACCGGACTTTCTGCAACAAGGACAGATGGCGCATCCGGTGTGCCTGCTGGACAATGCTTTCAGGCTTTTTGGCCAAAAATCACCTCGTCGCCGATTTTGGAACGACCCGGAGAACGCCCGTAGGACCCCCGTGGGCGGCCAACAGTGATGTTTCGGGCCTGGAAACCCGCCTATCCAGGGCCGGGGTACTCAAAATAGACGTAGTGTTTGCGGCCCGGAGAGTCGCTGTAACGGACGATCTGACGGACCCCATAGGACGACAGATAGGCCCGGAACTTCTCAAGGCCGTGCCGGTAGAAGATCGTGGGGCACTTGGCGACCATCTCGGACGGATAGCCCAGCCTTGCAAGCATACCCCTAGGCAGGCCCCCGACCCCGCTCTGGATGTACGTAACGAAGACGGCCCACTTGCGGCCCGCAGGCGGGCCGGAGCCGATCCGTGTAAACACCGTGTCAAGCTGGTCGAACGGGACCCCGTAGGCGTCCAGGTCAATCACGTTGAACTTGCCCAAGTCCAGGCTCGCCAGGAATTTCCGATTGTCGCCTTGCAGGTACACCCCGCCACGCATGGGCTTCTGGTCGATGCGTAGCGTGGTAATGTCCCGGTCCGGCAACCGGCGCTGGACCTCTGCCCACAGTCGCCCCGTCCCGCCATAGCAGTCCAGGACCCTCACCGGCCCGGCGGGCAGATGATCCACCCGTAAAGCCACCTTCGCTTCAAAGTAGCTGTTGTCAATTTGAACCTTGTTCATACTCCACGTCCGGGTGCCTCACCATCGCTTCGATGTGCTCGGCAAGCTCGCCCATAACCTCGGGCGGAAAGCTCAAGAGTACGTGCGTTCGCTGGTAAGGCCGTATGGCGTCTTTCGTGGGCTTGAGCGGCTGCTGACATTCCTGCTCCTGCAACTCCGCAATGCGCAGCGACACCAAGTCGTCGTCGGACACCGATTCCCTTAGCTTGTCGATGTAGACCCCGAGTTGTTCGCTGAATTGCCCCTGGATGCGGGGGTTATTTAGCGAGATATTCAAGAGCCGCTCGTCCGCCTCGCTTACATCCACGGCCACACATAGGCACTCAGAGATGCCCGCTTCTTTCAGTACCCGGTATCGCTGGTTTCCCCCGACGATCCGGTTCGACCCATCGCGGACGTTCACCACGATCAACTCCACGCAACCGAACCGCTCGATGCTTTGTGCCAAGCCCGCCAGTGACTCGTCCTCGATCTCACGGGGATTGTCTTGGCACGGGCGCAACTCCTGGAGCTTAAACCTCTTGACCTGCGGGCAAGCCATGCCAACCACACTCTTTGATCCTTTTGCCATAGGACCCCCAAAGAAGCAAAAACCACTATCCAGAAGTATTTATCATACCAGATACCCAACCCGATGTCCAGGAAACCATCAAAAAAAAGGCCCCGGTGTTCGTCCACCGGAGCCCTGTTCTCTGGAAAACCGCCTGGGTCTACTTGACAACCAGGGCATTGTACGCCTGCTGGATCAGGTTCCCGCGCTGACATTTCAACTCCCATTCAGTCGCATTTGGTATTGGCAAATTGTTTTCGGCTATGCCCAGTAAATCTTCAAGTGTATTACCGACTCCACCTGCATTGCCATGCCGGGCATTAGGAATCCATCCTTTATTACGGATTTCTCTCAATGCAGCTATCAAATCTTCTTTAGTGAGTACCTGCATGGGCGCTACCTCTCTCAGCCGTTGTTTGCAGGACGCCAGAAATCGAGCAAGTATTCGAAGGTAACACCCATGGTTATATAGTTGCTCGGCCAGCCGAATATGCCTATTTGATTCACAACATTTGTTCTATCCCATATAATGATATTGCGCAATTCATAGCCGCGTTTGCGTAACTCCTCAACGAGCGAAATATGTATTGTAATCCGCTCGTTTTCCCACCACATATCAGGCACATTAATTACACAGTGACCTTTGGGTTTCAGCAGTGGTAACAATCTCTCGAATATATCGCCCATTGCTTGGGAATAAGAACTAAGCTCGAGAGTGCCCAAATCACGTTGATCCTGTGAATATTGTTCGACTTTTCCAAGTTGATCATTATTGCGATTGCGGCGAGATTTGTTCTTGCGCTTACGATTCAGAAGATTTGCATAGGGGGGTGATGTCCATATCAACGAAATCGAATCATTTTCGAAGTACTCTGATATGTAGCGAGCGTCATCATGAATCGCGACCTGCCTTGCAGAATTAAACATGTTCGGATTCTGTGAGAGTCTTCTTGCACAAAGATCAAGGTAGTGCTTCTGAAGGTCGAACCCAACGGCGTTTCGATTTAAGTCACTGGCCGCGACGAGAGTTGTCCCGCTGCCTACGAATGGGTCTAAGACCAGTTCCCCCTCATGTGTAAAGAGTTCAATCACTTTCTTGCTTAAAGCAATTGGAAATGTTGCAGGGTGAAGGTTCTTATCTCTCACATCTCTCCCTTCGTAGAAAAATTGCCACACTCCAAGCTGGCTCTTTAGCCAGTCTTTCGCAGTCATGCAGTTAATATGCGTAGGAGGGCACTGACAAGTGCGATGATATGGGAGGCGGAGTTTGCTCCTGTGTAAAGCGTCGCCCTCCAAAATCAGTGTAGGAATCTTCCGCGTATTACTAGTTGAAACATCTGCCTGTATTTCGGTTTTTGAGGTAGTCATCACAGCACCGCCATGACGGTATTGCTGGGTTGCCTGCCGAGCCAAACATCAGCGACTTCATGCGAACCTCGTTTTCGTCCTGCCCTTTGAACGTCACCAATGAATATCCGCCGCCCACCGAAGAGCTACCCTGCTGTATGGTACAAAGCTTGACCAGAACCAACCAAATCGTCCATGAAGTCAAAGCACTCCACGTTTTGGATAGGCTCATAGAACTTGCCAACCACGCCCATGACTTTATCGTCTTCCTTGCGGACGATACCAAAGTGTGTGTCGATCTGTTCCCCGATCACCGGGACACCATCGACATCTGCTTTGCCATGGATATACAGCGGCCGCTTCTCAACTTCCCAGTCCAGGCCGGCCAGCCTCATGCACGCCGCCGCCGTCACTTCTTTTTCCACCCTCGTGCCAAGCTTGTGCCAGGGCGTCTCGCCCGCGTACATCATGCAGGCTTGTCAATCTCGGATTTCCAGTTCGTGTGCCATCGTTTTCCCCTTTCCAAATGAGGTTATGGGTGATTGTTGATTCTATACAAAGTATATCGGCAATGTCTCCCATTGTCAATAGGAA